CTTCCTGTCGGCGATCCGCTGCGCCAGCGACGGGTTGATGCCCGATGGGCGCCAGGCCGCGCTCGTCGTCTACAACACCGAGATCAAGCGCCGCGACCCGGAGACGGGGATTGACCACAGGTTCCGCATCGATGCGGTGCAATACCTTCCGATGATCGCCGGGATCCGCGAGCGCATGCGCAACACCGGCGAGATCGCATCAGCCGATGCCCAGGTCGTCCATCAGCACGACAGCTTTCGCTACGAGCTCGGCGACATGCCTTTTATCGAGCACAAGCCGCCGCCCTTGAGCGAGGACCGCGGCGACATCATCGGCGCCTACGCGATCATCAAACTGAAGAATGGCGAGGTGCTGCGCGACGTCATGTCGAAAAAGGAGATCGAGCAGACCCGCGCGGTGAGCCAGGCGAAGAACGGACCCATGTGGACGAAGTTCTATGGCGAAGCCTGCAGGAAGACGGTGTTGCGGCGATGTTCTAAGGCGGCTCCGCAAACGTCCGACCTCGAGCGGCTGATCGGCGCCGAGGAGGACGAAGGGGCGATGGCGATGCCGGCACTGGCCGAGCTCTCCGAGCTCCCCGCGCCCGAGCCCGAGCCGGTCCTCGAGGTCGACCCGCCAAAGAAGCGCGACCCGAATATAACCGATGTTCACAACCCGACTGCTACGCGCTCAGAAGCCCCAGGAGAGGCGAAAGCCGATCCGGCGAGCGTAGTAGCCGAGGCACCCGAAGAGCCCCATAGCGACCCGCCGGCGACGCTGAGGATCCCCAATGCGATCCACGACTCTCCGGGGGGCGGGCGCAACTGGGCCTTTGCGCTCTTCGTCCCCAAATTGCGGCAGATGAACTCGAGCACCGACCTGGCGCTCTTCCTCGGCGACAACGAGGCCAACCTCGAAAAAGTGAGGCGGCTGCTCAATGCGGCTGACCGGCACGAACTCGAGCAGGAGATCGATGCGCGATGGCACGAAGTCGAAGAGATGGAACGCGAGCCGGCATAAGGGGGTGGTTGCGCCGACTACTCGCGACGGGATACACGTTGAGGCATGACATCGTTTGTCGTTGTCGCCACCGGCAATCCCGCCGCGATGCAAGGCGCCGTAACGGCAGCTTACCCCGACAACAACATACGCTTAAACGATACCGCCTGGCTCGTGAGCGACGCCGGGACGTCGCGGGACGTCAGCGTAAAGCTCAGGATCATCAATGACCCGCCGACTCCAAACTCTCCCCGTCCTGGGCCTGGTCCCACCGGGACGGGCGTGGTGTTGGCGATAGCTGGCTATTTCGGCCACGCGAACCCGGCAATTTGGGAATTTCTACGGGCTAAGAGCGGCTAGGGAGCCATGGCCCGCGCACCGCGACGAGGCAGTGAGAGTAGCACTCTCCCGCCAGCAACGACGGCGCCGGCAGGCGCGGAGACGACCGGCGGTCAGGACTTTACGCTTCGGACCGTGCTTGAGGTAAAAGGGAGCATATCGTCGCTCGAAACAAAAGTTGATCGGCTCATACAAGATGTGAATAAGGTGAGTGAAAAGGTCGACGATATACGCAGCAAAATTTCGTTTGTTCGTGGCGTGATATGGACAATGGGCGGGATTTTCGCATTGCTGATAGCGGGCGCGACGTTTTATGTGAAATTTCTGTGAAGTTCGCGCCAATCCGCCGCAGTTGATTTGAGCGAGCGGCGAGCCTACATATCGCGCGCGACCAGCGCCTCGGGGCTATCAGGGGCATGAGGGAAACGAGACCAAATGGGCGACCTCACTCAGTTCAGCATCCTGGTCGCGCTGATCGCGCTCAGCGCCGGCTTCTACGGCTTTCTGTTCAATCGGCTGGAAAGACGCATTGACCGGCTTGAAGATCGCTTTGCCGGGATGGACGGCAAATTTGACGCGTTGCGGCGTGATCTGGCCGAGGAGTTCCGCGCCCAGCGTGCCGAAGTCGCCGCCCAGGTCGCGGCGATCGCCAATGCGATCAACGCCAGCCGGCCATAACATGGCCAACCATCCCAACCGCAAGCGCTCGCACGTTGCGCTGACGTCGCTAGAGCGCGATGCGCTTCTCGGCGTGCTCGACAACGCGATCCAGCGCATGAAGGCGGTGGGGCGCGACCCGAAGCTGCTGCTGCGCATACGCGAAAAGATCGTCGCCATCGGCGACACCGCGCCTCGGGATCAGGGGCAGGAGTGAACGGAAATGTTAAAGTCTGTTTTAGCGGCGGCGCTACTCGTGAGCGCGGCCATGCCGGCTAACGCATCGGAATATTGGTATACGACCGGAAAGGTCGGCGACCCGTCGTCATTCGAACCCTGTGCGCATGAAGCTCCGGCAAATCCCGACAACGATTTGCTGGCAGAAATGAAGCGGAATTACGCCACGATGGGTCTTCCGGCTCCGGTGTACTCGCATTCGGACGAGTTCGATCTGCTCGAATTCGACTATGAAGACGGCCATAAAGTGGTCTTCGTCATCGCGAAGACGCAGGAAGCCTGCGAGGCCAATACCGGCAAGTTCAAAGGCGGCTCGTAATGGGATACCGGCGACTGACGCCGGCTGCCCGCGCCCCGGGGCTTTCAGGGGCATGAAGGGAAAAGACGATGTTAAAGACGATGATTGCAACCGTGGCGGTTGGTGCCGCGCTTTCGACTGCGCCCACTTACGCGAAGATGGTCTGTCACGACGTGCCGGGGCTTGGCGCAACGCCAAACTCGCCGCCGGTCATCAACCAAGTCTGCGAAGACAAAGAGGCCGGGCAGCAGCAATGGATCGCACTCTATTGCAGCTATCACCCCGCCGACTCGAATTGTGCAGCCCTAGGTTATCGCTCCACTTCCGCCGATCCGATTGACCAAGCGGTCGATAGGCGATTGGTGGATCATTTTTGCGCTGCCAATCCGACACTCTCGCGGTGCATTTCGCCGTTTACCTTCATTCCCCGCGGTAAGACTGAACCGGTTGCTCAGCCCGTTGCGCCATCCGCGACACGCGAGGAATGCTCGCCGGACAACATAACCGCGAATTGCGTGATCCTGCCAAAGCTGGGCACACACGAATGCCCCGCCGGGTATAGCTGGGACGAATCGATGAAGGCTTGCAACGACGATTAATACGGCCATTGAGCCGGCCCGCGCCCCGGGGCTTTCAGGGGCATGAGGGAAAGACGATGCTACATGAACTGAAGTTTGGGCTGTCGTTTGCGTTCCACTACCTGCTGACCTGGGGGCTGCTGCTGACTTCGATCCTTGCCCTTGCCAGCACGTTCTGGTGCGTCGGTTGTCTGAAAGCGGCTTTCGGTGCACTACAATGACCCCACCGCATCCCCATCCTGGCCCCGCTTCGGCGGGGCTTTTTTGTGCGCGGAGGAACGGCGCCTATGCGGCGGAAGGGGGTGCGCGGCTATGGTCATAGCTCAAAGGAGCTTTCCGCGCTGTACGGGCTTCCTACGCGTTCCTAGCGCAGGCCGGGCACGAAGAGATAGGCGGTCAGCAGGACGGCAGCGATCCACGCCAACCAGCTCGTCGCCCAGTTATACGCCGACACGCCCGGCACCGGCATCAGCGACAGGAACCAGAGGAACAGATCGACGATCAACAAAATCAAGATGACCATGAGGATTCCTCCTTAACGCGCTTTCATCGTCCCGGTGTTCGTCGGTGTATTGCCGCCCGGCCCGCTTTCGCAGGCGATGGTCGAATTGATGACGAGTCCCCAAGCGCAGGGGCGCGCGGGCTCGCAGCCGGTCAGCAGCAGCAGCGCGACGAGCGCGACGATCAGACCCGATACCCCAGCTTGCGCGCCCACGCGGTGCGGGCTTCGCCATCCTCTGGTTCGGGCGGCGGTGCATAGGACTTGCCGTCATAGACCCAACCGTATTCCGGCTTTGGCGTGATCGTCGTGACATCGAGCCAATCGCCACCGAGGCCGGGATCGAACAGGTCGGCGGGCTTCAGTTCGGCCCACCCCGCCGGCAGGTCGAAAAGCTCGCGAACAACGTCGTTCTCGACGCGCGCCCATGTCGTCATGGCAACCACCTGTATTTGATGATCCCGTTCGCCCCAGTGCCGCCGTACATGTACGAATTCTGGTTCTGGTTGTCATAGACGCCGCCCGCACCCGAACCGGGGCCGGTCGCTGGTGCCGAGCCTTCGTTGCCGGAACGGCTCGCGCCGCCAAAGACGCTATTGGCGCCGTAGCCGGTCGTCGCATAGAACCCCGCAGCTTGTCCGTCGCCGCCCCATGCACCGTTGGCGTTTAGATCGCCGCCGCTGGCTATTCCGCCTTGGCCACCGGCGCAGTTGCTCGTCGTCGTCCAAGTGCCGCCGGCGCCGCCGCCACAGGTCAGCGTCCAATTGCCCGCCGATGCGAGCGAGGATGACGTTCCCGCCGCATCGCTCCCACCGCCGATGCCGATGATCGCGTGAATGATCGCACCCGGCGCGACGGGTCGTTGCGCCGCCACGTAGGCACCCGCGCCGCCGCCGGCCCCCGCGACATAACTCGTACCGTTCGATTGGCAGTGCGCGCCGCCGCCGCCCGCGCCAACGACTTCGACCTCGATCCGCGTTGCCCATGCCGGGACGGGAATATCCTGCGTAACGTTGACGTAGACAAACGCGCCGGTCAGCATCGCGCCGAGCGCCGTCAGCACTTGCCCGTTGTTGGTTTTGTCGAACGTCAGCCCGCCTTTGAGGACGATGGACGCAAGCTCTTCCTGAACCGTGTTCATCCAATCGTATTCAACGATGGTCGCCGGCTGGCCGGTATTGGGATTGCCGGCGGTGAAGTAGCCGTCCGGCCCCGCCGGCTTCGGTGTCGGCAGCGCCGTTGATGCGGAGGGATTGTCAATTCGGTGCATGGCTATCCGCTCCGTTGGCGGGTTGCGCGAGCGCCGCGCCCTCGGCGGCGCGAGCCTGTGCGCCGATCTTCTCCAAGAGCGGCGCGACGATCCGGTAAGGCCCGTTCATCAGTTGCTCTAGAACGGTGTTCCACTCCGCAATTGAGAGCGTGATCGCGCGTTCATCGGTCGGGTTCATGGCTTTCCTTCCAGTGCGGCAACCCGCTGGCCTAATTCGGTGACGGCATTGACGAGCGCATAGACGAGCGGCCCGGTATCGAGCCAGCGAAGATCATCAACCGGCTCGCCGTTGATGTAGCCTTTTTGATGCGACACCAGTTCCGGCATTACGCTTTCGCACGCCGAGGCATCGAGGCCGACAAAGCTTTGCCCTTCTGTCGCCACCGCAAAATGGTGACTAGCAGCGTAGGGCGCCGTATCGTCACCGGGTTCCGGCGCCGCGCTCGTGTCGTTGCCGAGATAGCTAAACTCGATGGGCTGCAATTGCATGACGGCGTCGAGCGAGCGGGTGTAAGTACCGGTTATCTTTTTGACGCGCGCATCGGAACTGTCGGCCCACGGCCCGCCGCCCGGTTTGCCGGCGGTCGCGTTGGTGATGGTGATGGAACCGTTCTGAATGTACATATTGGCGGAATTCGGAGTGAAAGTACCGTCAAAGTTGCTAAGTATCATTCGTCCGGCGGCATCGGTATAAAAGCCCTGATTGGCACCAGCACCAGTGCTATAGGCGGCAACGTACGGGTTGGTATTGGCAACAACTCGCAACCCGGTGGAGGCTGTGAATATGCCCGCTGCCATATTGCCGCTTGATACACTCCCCCATGACGCGATAGGCATGCCGGTGCCGTCCATGCTCCCGAAATACAAGACCGGCGTGGCACCGCCGGGGTTCCACATTCCGACGTTATAGTTCGCGCTCGTATCCCAACAGGACACCGCCGGATTGTTGCCGCCGCCGGCCGATATGATGCGGCCGTTGCCGCTCTGAATGGTGGCCGAAGCGTTAACGGTGTTGCCGTGGACTTGCCCCGGTGCGGTGAAATTGCCGTGAATGTCGAAGATGTAAGGCGAGCCGAAATTGATTACGCCAAGCGCGGCGCCGGAAGCGGTCGAAGTGTATATGTAGAAATTGCCGCCGCTATTGTCTTGCGTGAGGAGAGCGGCATAGCCCGAGGCGAGATATTTCCACTGACTGCTATTAGAGTCATAGCTGTTGATACTAAGCGCTCCGCTGGCACCTAATACATGGCCGTTTGCTGACAGCAATGCTTGCGTCGTATCCGCCGGAATAACCGGCGGACCGGCGAGCATGAAGTTTCCTTTGGCGTCGAGTGTTGCCACCGCTCCCCAAGTGATCGCCGCATCGGCCGCACCAGTTGCCGCCGCCGCCAGCGTCAGCGTGCCGCTCGCTTGGCGCAGCGTTGCGGCGCCGCCCGCCGCGAGATAGCGCCACGCGCCGGTCGTGTCGGTGTAGGCGTTGAAGCCGTGACCGCCGCCAGCGGTAACAGCTTGTCCCATGAAGACCGCGAGTTGCGTCGTGCTAGCATCGGAAGGCGGCGTTACACCGACACCGAGCGCGCCGGATAGCTGACCGCCGGTCAGCCCGAGAACCTTCGCCCAAGCGTTGTTTTCGCGTCCGTAAGCGAACCCGTCGCTCCGCGCGGGAGCCACAATCTGCGCCTCGATTGCATCGGCATATTCCTTCGTCACCGCGTCGAGCGCGTTGACCGGATCGGCGTGGAGCGTAAACGGCCCGGTCATGGTTGCACCGGATAGGGCAGCGACCAGCACCCAAGCGCCTTGACTGCGTCCGAAGGTGTCGCCCGCGACCGAGGGCGCTTCCGGTATCCCGCCGCCGCCGCCCGAGCCGCCGGCATCGACATAGCCCTTCGTGGCGGGCTGCATGGCGTCCGTCGGGTCGTTGAAGAGATACATCGGGCCGTCCATGCGCCCGCCCTGCAACGACAGGAACGGCGAACCCGTCGTTTGATTTTGCAGCGTCGATATCTCGTTCGCCGCCGTGGTGAAGTTGTCGCGCACGCTTTGCGTCGTCGGCGTACCGGTGACGGGGAGGGTGGTGTCGATTTGCGAGGTCATTCGTTCGGATCCCAGATTGCGTTCTGATCCCAGATCGAATCGCCGGCATCCCAGATCGACGCCCCGCTATCCCAGATCGACGAGTCGATGCGGTAGGCGAAGATGAGGATCGTGTTGGCGGGCGCGTAGCGCTGTAAGAGACATTGCAAAGTCTGGTCGCCCCAGACGGCGAGCGGTTCCTGCGCCGCGCTCTGGCTGGCGCGAAACCAGACGATGACCGGCTGCGCCTGGACGATGATCCGCCACGCATAGGCCCAGGCTTCATCGTAGAGCGGGTCGCCGGCATGGCTAATCGACGCCTCGAACGGGCGAAACTCCTCGATCTCGATTGTCAGCCCCGCCGAGGCGGCGAGGTGGATGAAATACTCGCGGCTCTGCCCGCCGCGCGCGCTGAACTTGGCGCAGACGGCGGCGGTGCGCTGCTGCAACGTCGAGAGCGGGCCGATGCACGGATCGGGCAGCCCGAGCGTCGCTTCCCATTCCGGCAAGAGCTCGGTCGTCGAGCACGGGAAGATTTGCGCGATAAGGTCGTTGAGCCGCAGATGCAGGCGCGCCCATAGCGGCATCAGCGTCAACAGGTCGGCGTCCTGCATCCAGCCCCAGCCGCGATGCCAGATATTCCCGCGCGGCAAGAGGTGCTGGAACTGGGTCAGGTAGTTTTCGGGTGTCGCCGTGGGCGGCGGGTACGGGTACATCAGCCGCTCGTCGTCAACGTCCCCGGCGACGGCAGCGAACCCATCGGCGCGATCAGCGCGGCGTCGGGCATGTCCATCAGAAAGTGGTTGATGCCGGGAACCGCCAAGATCGCCTCGTAGAGGTCGGACGGGTAGACCGTGCCGCCGACCTCGCCGACGATCAGCAGCATGTCGGCAATCGCGGCGGCGATCTGTCCCTGCATCTCGACCGTGTTCGGGTCGAGCAGGCTAAGCGTGACATCAACCGGGAACGGCAGCGGCGCGCTGACATACACCAGCGAAGTCACCGGGCTGAGCGGGTAGATGTAATTCGCGACGAGAAGCTGGTCGCCGGTCGCCGGGATGCCGCGCGTCTCGTCGGTCGCGACGCCATCGGTGCCGACCGGGAAGCCGCCGTTCGCGGCCTCGGCGATATCGAACATCGGATAGACGACGACGCTGCCGGGGCCGCTGCCGCCGCCAGCGACCCAAGCTCGGGTGCAGCCGGGAACCTGCGTCGCCCATTGGATGTAGTCGGCGACGGCGCCGCCCTGCGGCGGATCGCGGTACTTGAAGAGCATTCTGGTGCGCAGCGCATCGGCGGTTTCGGCGTCGGCGCCGCCGGTCAGGATGTCCGTCGTGCCAGCCGAATTGACGCCCGGCACCGGCACCGCGAGGGTTATCGGCGTGCCGCCGGGGTCGTTGGTATAGGCGCCGAGCGCCGTGGCGATGATCGGCGTGGTGAGATTGCCGGTCGCGTCGACCGTCGCATCCGCCGTCGTTTGGTAAGTCGTGCCGTCCTGGCGGGTGAGCGGCGAGCCGTTGGGGACGACGACACCCGGATTGCCGCTGAAGGTCGCCGCGCCTGTCGCTGCGGTCGCCGGCTCGGGATAGATGCCGATGAGGCCCGCCCACGCATAGAGATATTCGTCGAGCGCCGTGAATGGCACGCCCATGCGGGCGATCCAATCGGCGTAGCCGTAGAGGCTGTAAGCCAGCCCGGCCATGACCCACGCGAGCACGCGCAGCACGGCTTGCCGCAAGAGGCCGGTCAGCCCCGGCACGCCGGATGTGGTGATGTCTTGGATTGACTGGTTGCGGAGCGCCGTCAGCGACGGTCTGCTATAAGGCGTATATGCCTCCCTTTGATTGGAGCGAAGAACAATGGAGCCCCTTCCACTGCCATCGCGCGACTACCTTCACGAATGTTTTGAATATGATCCCGTCACCGGCGATCTCACCTGGCGTAGACGACCGCTCCGCCATTTTGCAAAACCGGGGAAACCCACTTGGCTGGCTAAACGCAATCAAGCGTCTTGGAACCAAAAATATCCGGGCAAACTTTTTGGAAGAATTAATACTGACGGAGCGCGAATCGGTAGCATTAATTCTGTTCTCTACAAAGCCCATCGACTGATTTTCAAATTGGAAACCGGAATTGACCCTATAGAGATTAATCACCGCGACCGTGATCGCGCCAATAACCGTTTGGATAATCTCCGAAATGCGTCGCAAGCACAGGGTAATGCCACCGCCAGCGTGCGAAAGCATAACAAACTGGGCGTGAAGGGAGTGCAGCAACTGCCCGGTGGCCGCTACCGCGCCAAGATGACGATCAATAAGAAGACCATCCACCTTGGTGTCTTCGCAACCACCGAGGACGCACACCGGGCATACAGCGTCGCCGCGCATGAGAGCTGGGGCGAGTTTGCGTCTGGGCATTAGCCGAACGGCGCGACCATGCGCACGGGCGACTGAAGAGTCGCGAGATTCTGCCACGCCCAGCCAAACATAAACCGCGTCACCGACCCGTTAGGCTTGGTGATCGCCACGGCGATGCCGAGCATGGTCGGCGTCACCCACTGGGTGTTGACGAGCACGCTAGCCGCCACGCCGTCGTCGATCAGCCACTGCAGGCACTGCTGCACGGTCGATTGCGCGAGGCCGAGGTTGGCCCTCGTGGTCTTGGCGCGCTCGAGTTGCCAGAGGTTCGAGCCGGTAGGCTTCGACTGATAGAAGTCGGCCCACCAGCCCCGGCGGTCGCTCGTGCCATCGGTCGGAACGAAGTCCGGTGTCGCCAGCGCGTCCGAAAACAGGCTCACGAGGCAGGCGGTTTCGAGGTCTTGCCCGGTCTGCAAGTCGCCTTGCGCCAGCGCCCAATCGCCGAGCGCCTGCGTGTTGTCCCATTGCACAAGGATGTCGCCGGTCGTGTTGGCGGGCGGCAGCGGCGTCGCACTGGGAACCGGCACCGGCAAGCCATCGTCCTCGATCCAGCTACCCAAGGCGCGCTTCCAAGGCCGCGAACCGCGTTTCGAGCGACGCAATCCGCGCTTCGAGTTCATCGAGCGACGCGCTGGTGATATGGCCGTCAACGTGAAGGTCGCCGGTCATGTGCGTGGTCGGCGTTGTCATCGTGACCGTAGATTTGCCGTTCAAATTGACGTTGCCGTTCGACGAGGCGACGGTGAAATCGTCGCTCGCCGTCATCGCTGCGGTCTGGCTCGTCGCGTTCAGTTGGTTGTTTTTGTCTAATTTGATGACCGCACCGAACATCGAATAGAGCGCGACCTCGCCGGCAGCGTATTTCGTCGGTCGGCTCGGCTGGTGATTGGTGCCGACGATGACCGGGTTGGCGCGCAGACCGTTGCCGAAGATCGCGACGGCATCGGTCTTCGGCGGCATGTTCGCGTGGAACCCGTAATGCAGCGCGACCGGCACGCCGTCCATCATCTCGGGTGTCGATTTGACGCCGATCTGCGCCTTGTGGATCAAGCCGGTGTCGTCGGTCGTGGTGATCTGCACCGGGGCGATCATCATCATCGCGCGCCGATAGAGCCGGTCGATCTGCTGCTGCAACGCCTGCTCGCTCACGGCGATACGATCCCCTGCGGCCCGGCCCCCGGCGCGTCGGTCGGGGTCTGCGTCGTCGGGTTGGTTGCCGGGTTCCCTTGGTCTGCGTTCATGTCGTGCAGCGTCGGGGCTATCGGAATGAAGGTCAGTGGCTCGGGCAGGAACGCATTGGCCGGCATCAGCAGCACCTCGGCGTGCCGCCCGTTCTCGTCCTTGATGTAGGTCACTTGCCCGATGACCCACGACACGTTCGCGATTTTGAGCGCCGGCAAATTCACGCTGGCGATATGATTCGGCGCCCATAGATTGTTCGAGGTGTCGCGCCAGGAGTCGCATGTGACGAGCACCGACGTGCTGCGCCCGGCGCGGCGCGCGGCCTCCCAGTTGACTCGCCGGCGAACCAGATCGCCGTTGGTGTCGTTCTGCTCCGAGATGATGATCTTCTTGCGGAACCGGGTGACGGCGGGATCCGCCACCGGCGGCGCCGCCGGCAGCACGTTGGCCCCGCCCTCGAGCGTCAGGCCGAGCACGGCGGTCTGGAAGCCTTCATAGATCGAATAGCGCTGGTCCATCGTGAAATCGACTTCGGCGTGCTCGATGTTGACGCCTTGGACGAAACCGGACGCCATCTTTTCGTCGCCGGCTGTCGCCATCATCAGCGAGCCATCAGGCATGTCGTAGACCACGACCTGCGAATATTTGGTGATGCGGTCGATCAACTCCCACGCCGTTTCGCCGAGGCTGATCGGGTATTCGGGGATCGGCACGCCGTCGCCGGCCTCGGAATTGACCGTGACGCCGTAGGGCGCGGCGAGCGCCTTGACGACCGACAGCGTGTTACCCGGCGGCAGCTTGTATTGCTCCTTATTGGGGTCTTTATCGCCGATAAAGGCGGCGCAATCGACCAGATCGGCACTCTTGCTGCGCCCGATAATCTCGACCGTGTGGGCGGAAGGGCTGACCTGCGCGCGGTAGCGGTCGATATAGCCGGTCAGCACGAGGTCGCCGCCGATCTGCACCTTGCAGACATCGCCCGGCTTGATGTCGATGTCGGGCTGGTTCGGGTATCGCTCGGTCACTTGGATATCGAAATTGGCCGGCACGGTGTCGAGCGAGCGCATCAGCCGCACCGATGTCCAGCCCGACCACGAGGTGTTGCCGATGATCAGCGTCAGATCGTCGCCGCCGACCGGCGCCGCCGCTTGATAGGCGGGCGTCTGCTGCTGATAGGCCGGCGTCGGGTTGGTCTGCGCGGTCGGGTTGTTGCCCGCCGCAGGAGCTTTCGCGGTGACATCGACCGGATCAAGCTGCAGCGGCACCGTATCGCTTGCCTGTTCCGGCACCGTCGTCGTCGTCGGCGCAACGACCGGAGCGCCTTCGACCGTCGAGGACGGAACGATGGGAGCGCCTTCAATCGTGTCGTCGCGCGTGCTTCTCATCGCGACAGCGCCGGGAAGCTCAATGGCATAAACAAGGGATGCGGCGGGTCGGCAGAGGCGACCAGCGCCGGTTCGCGGCTGGTGTCCTGATAGAGATTCCACGCCTCGGTGAGCGACGGCATCGAGGCCGGCGTCGTCACCTCGACCAGCATCGGCAGGTTCGCGCCGCGCCACGCGAGGTCAATCGCGACGGCGATGCGCAGGTTGGAGAGCGCCTGATAGAGCGCATCGTTGCCGGCGTCGGCGGCGATTGTCGCCTCGGCGCCGATCTGGGCGCAGACCATGAGACGCAGCGATTGCGCGTCCTGATAGCTGATCGGCTGGTAGGCGGCGCACGCTTGGGCGAGGGCGCTTATCGCCGCCGCGCGCATGTTGGCGGCGAGGTAATATTGCCACTGGCTGATGATGTAGGCGAGCGGCCCGCCGCCGAACACGGGCGCCGGCTCGAACTGGCAGAGCGGCAGTAAGAGGCGCACCGCATCGGCGGGATCGGTCGTCGATTCGGCGAGCGCGGTCGCCAGCGTCACCGAGGCGGCGGCAAAGTCGTCGGTGACTGCGCTCACAGATTGTTCCCCGCCGTCACCAGCGCACCCGCTGCGTCGATCACCGATTGCCGCCCGGCGACGCTACCGGCGAGCACCGAGGTGACGGTCGCGCTCGGCGGCTGCAACGACATCATCCGCCCGCCGGCATAGCGTCCGAAGTAGCCGACCAGCCCCGAGACGGCGCTTAGCGCCCGCCCCGGATCGTTGACGGCGCTGACGGCGAGGTTGGCGAAATTGCCGATAAAGGCGGTCGGCGCGGTCGGAACCGGCGCGGCAAGCGAGCCGAGGTTGAGGCCGAGCGAGGACGCCGAGGCTTGATTGAGCGCGCCCGCCGCACTCGCGACAAGGCCGCTGGTGTTCGCGGCGCTCGTGGGAAACGCTGCCGATGCAGTGTCGATAAATTCGAGGTCGACCTCGCAGTAACGGCCCCGGTCGCGTCTGTCCGTCGTGGTGAAATCGAGCAGCACGACCTGGAACGAGCCGAGCGTCGGGTGGACGAGCGTGCCCGGCCCCGCCTGCTCGCACGCGGCGATCATCGCCTTTTTCTGCTGGTACACGTCGTCGCCGACGAGATAAGCCTGCACCTGATAGCGGCGCGGCAGCTTGCCCAAGTCTTCCGGCCACACGGTGTCGCGATAGGGGTATTCGTGCACGGCGACGCGCCTGCCGGCCTTGCTCGGCGCCGAATCCATGACAAAGCCGACATTGCGCCACGAGCCGGGCAGCAGTTGCGCCCACCACGAGCTGGCGAGCCAGGACGTTCCCGAAGTGTCGGTCGGCGTCGGCGGGCTGGTGCCGATGGGGCTGAGCGGCGGTAATGCGCTCATGGCGAGATAAACTGTTGATGCGAGACTTGCGGGTCGCCGACCCTGACACCGACGCCGGTCGCGCTCGCCATGACCGTCGTGCCCGGCGGCGGGTTTGAGTGCCGCACATGGACATCGACCGAGCCGTTGGCCGCGCCGCCGTTCTGCGCGACCATCGTGCGGTTTGCGCCCCGCGCTTCGGCGAGCGCCAGTTCCTGCGAGCGGCGCACTTCGACATCGCTGCGCCAGCGGGTGCCGGGAATGTTCAAGACCTGACCGCCGGGGCCGAGGCTATTCGACGAAACCTCCTGAATCTCGAATTGCCCGGTCGCGGGATTGAAGCGTGTCTGCCCGGTCGCGACGCCGACGTGTTTGAGGTTCCGGTTCAAGAGGACATCGCCCTTTTGCACATCCTGATCGCGGACGGCTTGGCCCCACGTCGCAAAGCTGCGCGCCGCCAAGCTGCCGGTGCCGGGCACGCCGGCATGTTGCAGGTAAGCGTTGGTGAACTCGGCGCACCACAAGCCGAGGTCGGGATCGCGCTTAATCTTGCCGCTGGGGTCGCGCAAAAACTCGCGAACGTCCTTCCCACGCGCGCCGGCAAGCCCGACCATCTGATCGACGACATCACCAGCAGCGCCGCCTCCCGGCGTGTTCTGCGGCTTCGCGTTGGCTACCATATTCGCCTGCTGCTGCGCAAAGCGCGCCGAATCTTCGACACCGAAGCCGACACCGCCGCGCTCGCCTGACCAGTAGTTGTAAACATCGGTTGAACCCGGCGCCTGCACACGCCCCGGCGCACCCGCGCCGGGATCGGTCGGCAAGCCTTGGTTGGTGCGGCCTTGGATCAGGTTACTGCCCGCCGCCACTTCGTCGATGGTCTTCTGAAATCCTGCCGCTTGCGTCGTGCTTATGTCAGGGCGATCCCCTCGCCGCAGCGGGCCATAAAACCGGCTGTTGAGTTCGTCCTTGATGCTGTAGCCGGGAACTTTCTGGCGGATCATCGAGACGCGATTGAACAGCGATTCGACGGTCGCCGCGCCGCCGCCCTCGGTCGCCATCATCTGCATCAGCAGTTTCTTGGTCGCCGGATCTTTGTTGACCTCATCCATCAGCGGGGCGCGTTGTGCCGCGATGCTGGCATAGGCGACGCCGCCGGGCGCTGCCATTGGCGCACCGCCGCCGGGGCCGAGGGGCGAGCCGAGTTCGCCGCCGCCGGGGCCGGCTGCCCCCTGCCTGCCGGGCGTCCCTGCCGGCGCGGCGGGCGCAGCAGCACCGCCGCCGCCGGTCGCCCAGTTGTAGAGCTTGTGAATCCCCCATGTCGGGTTGAGCCACGGCGCCCATTCGCCTTTAGCCGTGGGCGGGCCTTTGACGACATCGCGCCCAACGTCGTAAGCGCCGGTCGCAGCCGCGCCGAAGACGCCGAGCTTGCCGAGGAACCCGAGCGCGCCGCCGCCCAAGGCAACATTCAAGAGGCGCACCTGATTGATGAGCGCGACGACGCCGAGCACCGCCTTGACGCCCCACGCGACGGCGAAAATCTCGGCGATGGTCTTGGCGTTATCGACGACGAACAAGAGGGCGTCGCCGATCTTACTCAGCGCATCGAGCAGCTTTTGCGGCCCGCCGGCCTCGTACCACTTTTTGAACCAATCGACGATTTGCTGAATAGCCGCGACGATCTGCGGCTGGTGCGTGTGGATCCAATCGGCAAAGTCGTGGATCAGCGGGTCGAGCGCTTCGGCCAGGACGCCCGAGACGGCGGTGCCGAGTTCGGTGAAGCTCACCTGCAGCGCGCCGACTGCTTGCCGGTACTGGCGCAGCAGATCGGGGTTGAGAACGAGGCTGTATTTCTGCGCCTCTTTCATCCAATCGGTGTAGCTCTTGCCCGACCGCCGGAAGTCCTCGGCGAGTTCGGCGAGTGCCTTACCGCCAAGCTGGTCGGCGACCATCGCGCGCTGCCGTCCGTCCGTGTAGCTGTTGATCTTGGCGAGCACTTCCGGCATCAGATCGGCGGCGGTGCGCAGCTTCCCGTTGGCGTCGTCTATCGAAATTCCGTATTTGCGGTACATCTCGGCTTGCGCGCCGCCCACGGTCTTCGCCTGGACACTGGCGGCGGTTAGCGCCTTTAGCGCGTTGGTCATGTCGTCCGCGCTGCCGCCGGCCAACGTCACCGCGTTCTGCATGTTCTGCAGTTGCTCGGTCGATAGCTGCATCGAGTCGGCGTTGCGTTCCAGCGCGGTGCCGAGATTGAGGAACTCTCGGGCGAGCGCGGCAACGCCGGCAATGGTCGCGGCTCCGGTGATGCCGGCGAGCGCGCCGATCATCCGGCCCATCGACTCGA